GCGCATATTAGCGTAGAAATCAACGATCTTTTGGTTGACACCCAACACGCCAAACATTTCTAGTTCCAATTCAAGCATACTTTTTGTGTGAGAAGTGTCCATTTCACTAAAATCACAGTTTATGTTCGTGTACTTCTCGCTAGTGTACTCATCTTTGTACTTAGCGAAGAATGTGGATAATTCAGCGTCACTTTTGTTAAACGCCATTAACACATTTGGTCTTGTACATTCAAAAACACATTCTGTTAAATATCGTGAATAGGCACAGAAAAACAAATTCAACACTTTACTCCAAGCACTAACGCCTTGACCGGCCTTATCGGCATTCTCTTTAAGACCGGATGGATCGTGTTTATTCTGTTTCTTCATGGTGAATGTAATCATACGACACTTTAGGTTCTGCAGATCTACATCGAACATGTCTACTACATTTTTACGATTAACAATTGGTGCGATGTTCTCAGCCAATGTTTTAAGATTTGACATGGTTATAAGTTCCAAGTCTTCATCATTCTCGTCCAATACATAGTAATCCACCATGGCATCTTCGTCATATACCAGACCATCAACAGCGGTACTTTTGCGCAAACTACCGGGCAAATTCATTACGCGACCAATATTTGTTGTTGCGGGTTTAATTTTTTTTTGGAGCTCAATAATATAATCAACAAAGTGTGTATTTAATTTGTCATTATCAAGCTTCAGTTGTTTAAACTTGCGCATGTCAATAAATTTGGCCAAACCTTCTTGAAGTTTGTCGTAATGATTGGGTGCCCTTTTTGCACGTGTTGTAGCATACCTGGCTATTTGTGTGTTAAGTGTACCGAAACTATCTTTGCTATAGTATGGTAACACAAAACGATGGTCTGTCAACTTGCCACCTGAAATACTCACATCAATCGGGTGTGTCAAGTTGCTGGAAATTTTCATTGGAGTACCGTCGATAGGTCTAAGTTTTAGAGGTTGGATACGTATATCAGAGCTGTGTGTGAAGTTCTTTTTGACATTAAGATTGCATAAAATGTCAATAACGGACTCTTTGTTGGTTGTGACCTTTGTGTCAAAACCTCTCCAAGTGCGTTTCACATCCTCAGTAATG